AGTAGTTATGGTGAACATTAATTCCACCCATAGGGCAATAGTTTGCATGAACACCGTCGCGCACGTTTGACGCATAATTAGAATCTATCTGAACGTTATAGCAGTTATCCAGTTGAATAGCGGTGTTTGAGCTATTCATTAACTTATTGTGGGTAATACGGATATTAGAACAGTTAGTCAGGTGTATTAAAACAGAACTGCCACCGAGGTTATTTATCGAATCGCCGCTGATGGTTATCCCGGTTACTCCGCTCAAAGTTATCGGAGCATGACTAGAATAGTTCACGCAAAAGCTAAGCGTCTGCGCTTTTACAAGCACCGGGATAAACAGCAATATGAGTACCCATCGTTTCATTTATTTCCAGGTACGAATTACGACAGGTAAAACAGTAGCATCTATATTGGCCTTTAAGATATTGGTATACCATCCGGCAGGTATTAATCCGGCTTTAGGGTCATACCAATCATCCGATTCAACACCGCTTTTATTGAAGAACTTTATCTTATTGTAGCTCATTGTTATATCTGAAACAGGCAACCCTGAATAATTCCCAAAGCTCATTCCGTCATTAGAGTATGGTGTTGAAGTGCTGAAAATAATATTGTGATCCATTTTAATGTGAGAACCGCCTTGTACCTGGGCACCTACGAAACCGGAATTGACAAGGATATTATACCGCGCCACTTGGTAAGAACCGCCCAGATCGCCCAAGACAATGCCGGCGGCGCCTCCGCTTGTGTTATAGTACTGGCCGCCGCGTATCCAGTTACCAATTACCATTATACTATCACCTTGCGCACCGTTTGACTTGTAAAGGCTTAAACCGTCTTCAGGTTTACCAACACCGGCGATATCTTCACATCTGTTATAGCTGATTGATGTTTTTGGGCCTGATACGTTTACGAACTGAACGAAGTTTCCACCAGGGAACGGCCCTAAAATATCGCCTATCTGATTGTGGTTAACAACGATCGATGAACTGTTTTCAGCGTGAACGCCAGAAACTCCGCCCGATATATAATTGTAAAGTACTTTTACATTTTTGCAGTTGTATAAGTAAATCTCATATTTCGAGGCTCCGACTATTCGATTAAATGAGATAACGACATTTGAGCATCCATTTAAGTAAATTCCATAGGTGCCGCCGGTGAATGACAGCCCTGAAATAGTAAAATTACTCTTGCCGTAATACGTTATGGATGAAGAATATTTATACAGTGGTTGGGCTGCAAAATAGTTACTATCCAACATTGCCACTACCGGCGCGATATACTTATGCACCACCGTATCATAAGTTACTTTTGTAGTCACTACTGTAGTGGTAGTGATCAGCAATGTGTCTAAATTAGAGGCGATCTTTTTAATTGTACTTGAATAAGAGGTGTCCAAAGCCAATCCGCGCATCTTAAACGCTGGCCGGTGGCCGGTAGTCAGGATGTCCTTTTTACACGCTGTGCAGACGATAAAAATTATCGCTGCTGGGATTAATAATAAAAGCTTTTTCATGATTAATTAGGGGGTTATGTTAAGTTTTTAATTAAATCTATTTGAGGCTGATAAAGATTCCCATGTCTATCAGGCATTACCGCGCACAATAAATTTGCTCCGTAGTTTTTTGCCGCATCATATACACTTTGATAGGTCGATTGTGTTATCAAAACCAGGTTGGGGTTTTGCGGCTGACTTACGCAATACTGATCATAATTGTACCAGTTCTGTGGGGATGTTGTACTTGTACCGCTAATAACGATTTCCTGTGGAACGAAATAGGTAGTCCCGTTGTACGTCCTGCTTGTTGACTGATAAGCGGTATTGCCCTGGTCGGTAAATGCCGTTTCAGTGCTTTGCGCATCATATGGGAACTGATCAAATGTGGTATTCCCGGTGGCGTTCATAATCACCAGCGCGTTTGTGTCGATTGCCTTAACCGCATTGTATATTTGCTGATATTCAGCATTTGTTAACCTCGAAAAAGCGTCAAACCAAAACATCTTAACGCCATACTTTATCATTAGCTCCTGGATATTCAGGCACCAGTAATAGATGATTTTGGCCCGGCGTAAATCGGTTGTTGAATAACTGCTTACAGAAGAAAACGAACCGAGCATATTCCAGTCGATTGACAGGTTGTGATAAATAAACGGTTCTATGCCCGCACTTCTGAATTTAGTTACGAATTTTCCGATTATATTCGGGTCTGCTGTGCCTCTTACATTGTAATGGGCGTGAGTTGGTGTTAATAACCCGGACGCGTTTAACTCTTGCAGGTTCACGTCTGACGGCCATAACCCATAGCCTATTTCAGTGACAGCGGTTATCCCCGCATAATTGATATTGCATGTTTTTGCGGCGGCTACCCAGGTATCTATTGGCAGGTCAGATATATTGAAATAGCTTCCGCTTGGGGCAGGGCCTGACGCGCCGAAAGCCATACCCCAAAATGTTTCCATGCCCCAATCTATAAGCCAGCCTTTTTTATAATTTTTGAACTGGATAAGACGATCGGTCATAGTAGTGGACGGATAAAAGTTACCTTTATCAATCACTTTGCCGCTAAATGCTTTTGTCATTATCATTATACGTCTCCTGAATATTGAGGGGTAGTTGCTGTTCCTGCATGCGTACCTGAAGGACTTGAATCATTCAGGTTATTTTCAAAACGCCAGTAACCCAGGAAAGCCGAATTGAAAGATGCAGCCGTTAGGTCAATGGTTGTATTGTTATTGTAAATGGTCGTTATTTCTGATTGCGTTAAAACCCGGTTAGCTATGATTAGGTTATCCAGCAGCGCGTTGGTTGATTGTATGCTCTGTTTTGAATCATAACCTATGTTTAGTGTACCGCCGCTAAGCAAAGAGCTATAACCTGAATTGCTACCTGCAATCGTCTGTGCTGCTCCGTTAAGGTAAATAGTCATCCCTGCCAACGTCTTACTGCCATCATAGGTAACTGCGACATGCTGCCATACTCCATAATTGAAAATTAATCCCGTAGCTTTATATAGATAATTTTGTGTACTGTCCAATAATGCAAACTGGACTCCCGCTGTATGGCTAATATCCACTGTGAAAATTCTTTGAGAAGCGGTGTTTCTGGCAATGAAAAAGTCATTGCCAGAGGTTATTTTAACTCTAAAGGCTATAGAAAATGGTTTATCAGACCCAGCATTAGAGAAATCAAAAATTGAATCGCCGGCAACAGCAATATCCTGGGCGGTACCTGTTGAGCCAAAACTATAAGAATAAGAACTGGCCGTTCCGGTAGTCGCTGTTGCAGTAGCATAGCTACTATCGGTATACCCGTATGCACGAGATAGTACTCTATAGTAATATGTAGTTGCGTTTGGTAATGACTGATCGGTATAACTCGCCGTTGGGCCTATGTAGATAGTAGCTAAGTTAAGGGTAAATCCTGCGTCTGTCGCCCTTTGCAATACGTACTCGGTGGCATTCGTTACGGCAGTCCAGGCTAAAGCTATGTTTATTGTTCCTGTCGTTGTTGCGGTAAAACTTCCAGGCGTCCCAAGCGTATTATAAAAAGGGACATTCTCGATGATAGCCTTTGGCTTTATTCCGGCCTGTGAATAATATAGCGTAATCAAATTATTTTGCTTTGGGTCTAAAACGCCCTGCACATGAAAATCACTGCTAATAGTAAGGGCATGCACTCCGTCTGGCACAATGTTTACCTGGGCATAGGCGTGTTCCGTGTTACCAGAAGCCGACAGTGTTATATTAATGTCGGCTGTCTGAGTGGTTTTCATGTATTGATTAGGAACATCAAAAACTATCTGTGAATTAAAGTCTTTGGTTGTTGCTCCACCACTACCACCTGAAATTTGACCTGCTTCTAATTTAGTTTGAGCCATTGCGAAATATTGTTTTAGTGCACCGTTGGTGATCCTTCATGTGAGATACATACAAAAGTTGTGTTGGCTACAGTGCAGACAAGTTCCACGCTGTCGTACCTATTAGCAGAATCCAAGTGTCCGCTTGTCCCTGCTGTCGTTGATGTAGCGCCAAATATTATGGTTTGCCCGGTTTGCTGCTGCAAAGTCCATCCCCCTGAACCGCTGCCTGCAATGGCTATTCTTTGACCAACAGCGCACGTAGTTGGAAGCGAAAATATATACTGAGCTCCAGCGTTTCCAGTGGCGACATAAGCGAAGCCTGGCTGTATCTGCATTGTTCCGGTCGTAACCTCACTCCATGAAATATTGTTTTTAGTAAGGGCTATAGTTCCATTATCGTCTGGAAGTGATATTGTCCTGGTAGCGGTAAGTGTCGATGCCTGAAGATTTACTTGATTTGTTCCGTCACTGAAGAATAATTTATTATACGAATAAAATGCATTTGTTGACCCCGAATTAAAGTAAGCTCCTGGAACACCTAATCCAAATGGGTTATATCCAATAGCTGCCCGCTTTTGGGAACTACCGCCAAGCCCGTTATCTGATGATAAAGATGTTGAAAATGAGGAGCTTATTTGCCCGGTCATAGATCCTCCCGCAAGCGGCAGATACGTTCCGGCACTTGGGGTCGTCCAACTCGCCGCAGAGGTTCCAGAGGTAAGTATACAAGTGAATTTAGCCTCTGTTGAAGCCGGAACTGTGGCTATTAAATTCCCACCAGATGAATTGATAGTTATAGTTCCGGTACTGGTATTGGTAATTAAAAAAGATTGATATTGCGAAAGGGTCGAAGCAACCGGCATCGTTACCGTTTGGTTGCTCGTGCCGGTAAAAATTGTTTCATATGGAGAAGAAACGGTTAATGTGGTTATTCCTCCCGCAGTAGCAATACTTTGACCGGAAAAAATATGATTATTTGCGAATAAATTCTTATTAGCATCCCACCCGGCGAATGATGAAGCGGTTGGTGATGTTGTTACCGAAGTAGCCCCTGTACCGCCGTTAGATACGCCTAATGTTCCTGCAAGCGTTATTGCTCCGGTTGTCGCCAAATTTGGTGTTAATCCGGTTGTGCCAGCTGAAAAGGACGAAACGCCGCTACTACCGCCAGAATATTGCGGTATATTCAATGTGTTTCCTACCAGTGTAGCAGCCCCGCTCGTACCCGTTGTGGTGAGTGTGATCGGCGCTTGGTAGTCCGTTCCCGATGTAGCAATGCTTATTGCTCCTGTACCTCCTGATGTCTTTATTAAGCCGTTAGATGTAAGATTCGACAATGTTGAAATATTTTGACTTGTATTAACGGAAAAAGTACCGGTAGTCAGAGTTAGACCTATTCCGGCGGAGTATGTAGTTCCTGCATACTGTGGAATATTAAGCGTATTTCCAACGAATGTTGCCGCTCCTGATGTTCCAGTGGTTGTAAGCGTAATAGGAGCCTGAAAATCCACTCCTGACGTTGCAATACTTAAGGCACCGGTTCCACCGGATGTTTTTATTAATCCATTAGTTGTTAAATTAGATAGCGTAGATATATTTTGAGATGTGTTGACTGTTATTGTCCCAGATGTATTTGTTAGGCCTGTTGAAAATGTATAAGAATAAGTAAAAGGCGATCCGGCGCTGATAGTATAAGTTGCAAGCAGTATACTTCCAGAACCAGGAGCGGTAGTTGTCGTAATAGTGCTTCCAGATATAGTGTAATCGTTACCTGCTCCCGCATATTGCAGGACGCCATTTCTATACAATGATACACTGCCCAAAATCGGTGTATTAGCTAGGGTAAAAGTTGTATTAGTGCCGTTTATTGAACCTGAAGGCACTTCATTTGATACCAGATTTAATAGCCCCGCGTTTGTCCACGTAGGCGCGCCGCCTGTCCACATCAAAATATTACCAGAAGATCCAGTTCCAAGAGACGCCTGCTTATTGTTAAACGTATTCCAGTCTGTTGATGTCAATTGACCGGATTGTGACGCGGTAGCATTCTGTAAAAGCAGAGTAATTGTAGGGGTTGTCGTTGAGTTTGCAATGCTCCATGAAAAACCGTTTGCATTAACCCCGCTGACTTTGGTCACCGTTCCCTTTGCCGTTCCGCCTCCTGTTGTTGTAACCGTCCCGCCGGTAGCCGGAATATAAATGGAAGATATCAGGGTTTTGCCGCTTGGGATATCTGGTTCAGCCGGAGTTGTCGCAGGCGCACCGGACACTACGGAAAGCGTCGAAGTATTATCACCTACAATCAGATCAAATCTGTTTTTAGTAGCATCCTGCGCATCAATAGTTAAGTTGGTACTGGTTGATTTAGTGTAAAGAGCATTATTTTGTCTATAAGTTCCTGCCGGTACTGTTGCTGTGGTGCCGGAAACAGTTACAGGACTCATTCCCGAAACAACTTCATCCGGCCCGACAACTACTGAAGCGTAATATTGAGTAGCTAATTTACCGGATGAGGTGTCAGCGCCTACTTTTATCCCCGCTGTCCCGCCATTGAAGCTGAACGTATTAATGCCCCAATCATTGGTGAGGGCATTGGTTGTTGTACCGCCGCCCGAGCCGCCGTATGGCGCCCTTTGTAATTTTCCATTAACATCAACCACAACCGCCTTATATCCAGCCGTTGTATCTGGCAATGTGGTTAGGGTGGCCCCGTTTCGCGTCACGCTGAAGATGGGAACGGTAAGTGAAATTGAATCTGCTGATGTACCGCTTGGTGCTGAAAAAAACTCCAATCCACCGCCATTGTCCAAATAGAGGAAGCTCCCAAATCCGGCTCCAGAATAATGCCATGTATTACCCGCGCTGATGTTATACAGGTTATTAAACAGCATGATATCGTGTGTTCCGTAATGCGAACGGATACCCACATTTCCCGCCATGTTGACAATCTTGTATAGAGAATTCCACGCAGGGGTGGACGATATTCCAATCCTTAGTCGCTGATTAATTGTTACCGAATCCGCTAAATCCAGCGGGCTTGCCATACTTCCGTAGCCCTGAAAATTAGTTGAAAAATAAAGTGCTTTATTGGCTAAGGAGTCAACAAAGTCCGTTTTCCTTAGAAAATACTTGTTCACATAAGTGCCGGAATACCATTGATTATAACCGCCGCCGGGGACATTAAACCAAAACGATTTCAAACTGTCAGTCAGCGAACCGCCGTAACGGAACGCAGGAGTATAAGAAACCGTACCGGATGGCAGGGTGACTGTATTTTGCGCCGAAGCCTTAAAGCCTATAAATAAGAGTAATATGATTATTAATTTCTTCATTGTGTTGGTCGTATTACTATAGTCAGATCGTCTATTGTGTGCAGTCCGTCCCCGCTATCGTGACCCCAAACCTTAAGGGTTGTCAGGGTGCCTGAAACAAGAATTCTTTGCACTTTCACATCATACACCTGGTATTTTGTGTTTCCTGTTCCGTCGGATGGGTCGGTCATTAGCACGTCGATGCCGGGCAGGTTACCATAGGCGGATGAACCCGAGGCGTAGTTGAAAACGTAAGGGATTGCCGATCCAGCGGGCACTGAAAACGTGCCGGGGTTTAATCCTGCACCAGTTCCGCCTAATGATACACCCGCTGGCCAAACGCCGCCTGTTTTAGGGCCGTATATGTTATAGTTGGTAGTATTAATGTAGAAGTCGCCGTTTATACCCGTAGTGGTATTATCGGGCGGTACGGTGCCGTTTAAAAGCTGTGTAGGCTGAATAGGAACTAAACTTAATCCTGTTGACGGCCAAACACCGCCGGATTTAGGGCCGAATAGTACGCTTGTAGTGGTATTCAGCCAAAAGTCACCGTTCAGACCGTCGGTTGATAAAGGATTGGACGTGCCGTTTAGTATCGAGTTCCCGCGCGGACCTTGCGGGCCTTGCGCGATTGAGAACTGTAACACCCATGTTTTAACGCCAGAAAGGATTTGCAACTGGTAAAATTTGCCCGCTACCTTATCAATATAAAGGTCGTTTGCGTTTCCTGTTGCCGGGTTCGTCGGCGCAACGGTACCGAAATTAATAACGTTACCTATAACCCCCGGTGTAATGGTATAAACCACCGTCCAAACGCCGCTTATTCTTTGCGCAAACTGGTTAGAGTCGGTCTTTATAAACAGGTCGCCGTCTTTTCCTGAAGTGTTGGCGGGTAACGCGGTACCAAAGGAAATATTCGCGCCCGAAGCAACGTTTAATCCTAAAAAGGCAATAAGCTGCTCAAAGGTGAACTTATAGGTAATGTCACCTGTGACGTCAACCATTGGCATAACGTCATTCAGGGCCAACGATGGCGCGGTATCTAATTGCGTTATCTTTTTATCTGCCGCCATTATAATATCCCTCCTAAACCGTCATATCCAAAAGGATAGTTGTTATTACCATAGCCCGGCCTGTTGTAGTTTGTCCGGTCAATACCTCTGATCCTTGCACCCGGTTGGCGGCTGTTTTTATTGCGTTGGTTGTAGCGCCATAAAGGATAATCCGTCATGTTGTTATACAGGAATTCCTCTATGTCATTCGCATAGGCGTTCGCGGTGCTGCGCTGCTGATTGGCAAATTCGATGATTCGTTTATCGGAAACCGGCTGCGCGTTATCGTGCGTTTTAGTAACCGGGCCCGTTGCGGTAAATCTTAAAGCATCAGCCTCAACAAAACGGGCAAATGACCAGTAAACCAAAGCAGGTTTAATCCCGTTGTATTGAATGGTATGTCCTTGCTTGTCCTCGTATGGCTTGCCGTCGAATAAGTCGCGGTATGCCTGAGAGATACCTCCAGATATCACCACAACCGGCGCCAACTCTTTAACTGAAAGAACCGCACCAGGAATAGCTGTAAAAGTCAGGGTGTCGCCTATGTTATAACCGCTTCCGGGCTGATTTACTTTAACTAAAGTCACATAACCGCCGTAAACAACTATATCGAACGTGGCACCTGTTCCAGACCCCGAAGTTGTCGCAACGGCCTGGTTTAGATAGTTCCCGTTGGCTGCTGTAGTAGCTTTAACGGTTAGTAAAACGTCTCCAGATACCCCGTTATCATTCGAAAAATTCTGAATAAAGTCATCGTAAAACGCTTTACCCATGAATTGCCTTAAATCCAGCTGCTGCGCTTTACCAATAAAAGGCAAGAGTCTTTTCAGGTCAACGTTCTGAGAGATATCTTCATAGAGCCTCAGATCGGAGTCGTTCATTAGATATACCTGGCTCATATTGCTCCCTCCGTGTTTTGGTTGGTCTTTACTTGTTGCGGCGTAAACGTGCCGTCTTCGGGACACATCGCCTCGGCTTCGTCTTTTTCAATGCCGTAAACAGAAACTAAAGCGGCAACCTTGTTTTCCTTTGGGAGCGCGGATAGTAAAAGCTGGTTAATACTCACTCCTGCCCGTGCGCCTAATATATCTTCTGCTATTTCTGCAGGAACTTCAAGAATGTTCCAGTTTTGAGCAGGAACAGGAGTATAGAAGTGGCTGAATATTTCAGAAAGAGATTCAATAAGCTCTAACCTGTCCGGCGCGGTATTGTCGTTAAACTCGCGGATAGCTTCTTTTTTCTCGCCACCGTTGCTTAATCCTGTTGATTTTTCGCTGTTAACTAACTCTTTAGGAACAAAAAAGCCCTTTATAATCCTGTTTTCAACCGATTTTTCGGTTAATTCAAACAGCTTATCGTTGTTTTGAATTGGGAAAGTATCGAGTTCTGGCTTCTCGTCATCGTTTTGGTACTCAATAACTAATATCTTTTGAGCGTTTTTAGCGCCCTGAAACTGGCCTAAATTGATTTCCATTTGAGACGGCCGCCTAAATCCACCAACACCATCGTCTAACGAATCTTCATTATCTGCTTCTTCACGCCTTTGCTTCATTTTGAGAATAGCATTAGGCATAAATCCAGTTACGACCTCCCGGTTAGCAAAAATCTTTATACCTGCCTCTGTCTCGAAATCTTCCCAAACAGAATCAGCAATAATTAAAGGGTAATCGTCGATCTCGGGGTTGAAGTAGTAAAGCTGTCCTTTGTAGTTATCCCATCCGCCCGCTTCGATCACCTGCTCCCGTATAACATCGGGGTTAGGGTTGTAACGGTGTATATAGTCGATTTTAGAAGTAGTAATGTTTTTCCAGGTCTTTCGTCCCCAATCAAAATAAACCGCGAACCTGTCGCGCATATTCTCGTTATCAGGATCGCCCTGTCTGATATCCTCGAATTTGACGTAATGAACGTCCGAGATAGCGTAATTGGCGTTGTAGTTTACATGGATGCCGAAAGAAGTAAACAGGGCTTTGTCGGTTGCGATACGCTTTAACAGCTTCGCCATTGTTAAGCCTTGTTCGTTTACGACAAACTTGGATAGATTTTCGTCCTCAAACCCGTTTCCGGCAATAAATTTCGCGCGTTTCTCCCAGCAGTTAGTCGCAGTGGGGGATTGCGCCACCAGTTCAAGCATACGTTGAGGGTATGCGTTATCAAGGTCATACCCGATTATTCCCCAGGCTTGTAACTGGCGGATAATGGTTCTTCGCTCGATCTGGCTGATATAGGTTTTCATGAATAATGATTAGACCTTATGTGTTATTCTGATGCCTTCGCATCGGTTTCAGTTTCTTGTTTTGGTGCCTCTGCAGGTGCCGGTTCTTCGGTAACGGGTTCTATTGGAATCTCTTCCTTAACAGGTGCGGCTTTAGCCGCTTTTGTTTCCTTTACAGGCGCGGGAACTTCAATAAACTTCGCTATGTAAGGATATTTAGAAAGGTACCAGGCTAACTGTTCGGGGGTTGTATTGTCGTTGTTATGGAAGGAATCGCCGGGTAAAAACTGATGGTTACCGGGTTTCAGCTTTAGTTCATTTGCCATTATGGATTGCTTTTTAAAAAAAGAGCGGAACTATTACCTTCCGCTCCCAAACTGATCAACTAAAACAAACAATGTCTTATGCGGACGGTGTAAGCAGGGCTTCGATAGCGGCAAGTGTTGACGCATATGTTGCAGAGCCGCCACCTGAAGGCGCGATCTGTATAGCGCGTGGCGGGTAAGGCTCACGCAATTTATCAGGCTGTGTTAATTTCATTTTGTAACCGCCTTCCAGTGCTTCGTCATTTGCGCTGCGCTCGTAGTCGGCAATCAGTCCGCAAATAGCACCGTAAAGCTCAATCACGCTATCGCCGTCTTTGTAGTTGTTTACTACAATGGCTCTGACACGTCCGTAGCCTGCGGCCATTGCCATAGCTTTTGTTTCTGTATCGTTACCGGCAATATTCCAGTCGATTTCTTCCACGTAACGCGGGCCTACCTGGCTGCGGGCAGATTTTGACGAAGCGCCAAAGCTGTTATTTGTGCCGGTGAACTTATAAAGCTGTACACCTGTTCCTACAGGAGTGATACCGGTTACGATCATCGGGTTGGTGGAGTCGAAAGTCAAAGTAAAATCACCTTCGTTATACACATACAGCCAATCCTCCATACCATTTACGATAGGAGGCTTAACCCCTAAAGTAAACCCGCTTGTTATTTTATTGAAAACACCCATTTTCTTTAATTTTTTATAGGCCGGAATTACCAGGCCATAGTTTTACAATAAGATTAAGCTGACAGGTAAAGGATTTCGTTGAAGAACTTCGCGTTAACGCATGATTTCATACGTGCGCGGGTCTTAACAACCTGGTCATTGGTGTAATCACCCAGGTAAACCATTTTCAGCGTTTGGTCATCAGAAAGCAAGTCAACACCTAAAAACAGGTTAGAAGAACGGGCGCCCATGATGGTATTTGCCTGCCAGTGGTTCATGATCTGCAAAGGAATACCTAAGTAATCCATCTGTTTAGGCAATACAAATGCATTCAGCACGTTAGTGGCTTTATTAGCCTGTGCGATAGCGTAAGCATAACCTACGTGTTTAGGGATTTGCAGGTTGAAGTCCGGCTGACTACGGTCGGCATAATCCAACTGAGCGTACACAGCTGCCAACACATTCAACACGTTGCTTGCGTTGATAAAGCTCACCGTAGCACCGGTAGAGGTGCCTGTGAATGCAGCTGCACGACGTTTGTTTATTTCATTATAGTTACGTACCAATTTAAAGGTAGTAGCGTCAATTACCTGAATAAAGTAAGATTGACCTGAAATAGCGCCGTAAAGGTTGTCTACAATAGCACCTGTTACTCCGTTTATAGTCACTACATCACCTGTTAATAAATTAGCAGTAGAAGCAACGGTTACAACACCATTTGCGGCAATTGCAGAAGCAGCCATAGATGCGCCAACGCTGGCAAGAGTGATTTTATAAGTTGAGCCGTTAGCTGCAACGGTAGGTAACAGACCTGCATAAGCAGCGGTGAAAGTAGCTTCCAGGGTGTTTGTCTTACCTAAGTAATACAGACGCTCGTTAGCGATCGCCAATTTTTCAATGTATCGTTCTACTAAGAAGTCGCGCAAATCAACAACGCCTTCGTAATCGGCCAGTGAACCGGATTTAACCTGTGCAACTTCCCATGATTGGATAAGTTTGTCCCACTGCTCCTGTTTCATGAACTCGTAAACTACGGGGTCCAGGTAACTTTCTGTTTGGGTTGCGGTTGTGCCCTGGTCGTTGAAAACGCCAGATGGATTTTGAAGCACTACATCGTCATCCACATCAAGGATAACTTTACGCGCTTTTACATCCTGAATAACGGTCCAAAGCCCACGCTGTACGGAATCTGCCTCAAGCAAGGTGCTGGCCATAAACCCTGCCAGTTCCGAACCGGCGTAGGTGTTGTTAGAAAAAGTGAATTGAGCCATTTTTTGTTATTTTTTTAGGGGTATCTTTTTTATATGTTGTTATTTTTTGTTTGCTTTCGCTTTTGCCAGGGTTGCCTGAAGCACACGTGAAGCCATCGTGCCCTCTTTCGGGTTGAATACTTCAGCGATTTCTTCTTTTACTTCCAGCTTGGTTGACCGTTTAGAGGCTTTAGGGATAAAGCTCGATTTGATCTCTGCTTTCACCTGCTCGGTGGTCTTTTTGATCTGCGTTTCCTGTGTAGCAATTACAGTTTCTTTGCCCGCCAGTTCGTCGGCGGCTTCCTGCAATAGCTCGTTTTGAGCGGCGTTGATCTGCAATAAGCCTTCGATGGCTGCGCGGGTTGCGGCACGATCTTTCAGGTTTACTTTAGAGCCGTTTATTTCAATTTCGTCCTCGTCTGAATCATCGTCATCATCCTCGTCCGGGTTATCCTCATCGTCGTCATCATCACTATCTGCGGATGCTGACTCTTCTTCTGAATCATCGGCTTTAGCGGCTTCGGTTTCTTCGGTGGTTGTAGATTCTGTTTCCTCGTCTTCAGCCGACATTTCTTCCTCATCATCGGCTACGGTTTCAGCAACGGATGCGCTTTTATTAGCTTTGAAAAAGTTGGTTATTTTGGAAAGGACAGATTCTTTTACTTCTTCCTCACCTGCTATCTTTTTTGACATAATATTTATTTTTTATATAGTTAATCTCTTATGCTGCGAGTTCCAGAGCGCGGTCTACCGCATCTTGTAATGTGCCGATCTTGTCAATCAGGCCGATTTCTATTGCTGTTTCCGCCAGGTACATCTTACCTGTCAATGGCTCGTTTATCGTCTTGCCTTCAGTTGCTTTGGTAATGATTTTCAGCTTTCCGTCGCGGTTTTCTTTCACCGCACCCATGAAAATATCATTGGTAGGGTTCAGTACGCTTACTTTCAGTCCGGTGGCGTCGCCATCCAAAGCATTGAAGTAATCCATATTCTTATCGGGTGAGCTATCGGCGTTGGTATAAACCCGTTTGTAACCCATTTTTGCAAGGGCTTCACGGTTGTCATACATATCTATTGCTGTACCTATTGAGCCGATTTCTACGGTCTTGTGAGAGGCGAACACTTCTTTTGCACTGCACCCTATCCAATAAGCGGCGGATGCCATACAACCGTCAGTATAAGCTATAACTGGCTTTGAAGCTGACTTAATCAGGTCGGCAAACTCGCCTGTACCTTCTACTGTGCCACCACCTGAGTTGATCTTTAAAACCACACCAACGATGTTTGGATTATCCATTGCGCACCGTAGCCATTCGCTCATAGTGTCCGTTCCCGGCTCCCAGCAGAAATCATCTTTCATGATCGCGCCGTTTATGGGAATGATAAGTACTGAATTGCTTTGCACGTTTTCGTAAAAAGCATCATCAGAAGCACTTACATAATTCCCGGCTGCATACATGCTCGGTAGTTCGGCCTCATTGCCTTCAAAGAACTCCATTGATTCCCCGTTAAGAAACTTTACAGCTAAAGGCAATAAACCAGAGGCCATGCTCGGTTCAATCAACCATTTACCACGACTTATCGCAGAGGCAAGCTTATTTATCTTCATTAGGGGTATTAGCGTTTATTACGATAGTAAAAATGCAGGTAATTGCTTGATGTGGTGGTAAAGCCATTTCTTTACCAAAATGAGATTGAACAAAAAAAGCCCGGCAATCTTGGGAGGACGCGGGGCTTTAACCAATTAAAACCTTATTTATGAGAAGGGGTTGCGGGAGTCAGATTTGAACTGACGACCTTTAGGTTATGAGCCTAACGAGCTACCAACTGCTCCATCCCACAATATTTGGTTATAAACTGCTACTATTAACTAACCAATTAACAGTCCAAGACTAATCAATCAAAATTTACCGATTGCTCGGTCGTCGATATAAAGGTTGTGCAGGAGTAAAAGGATTCGAACCTATATCTTCGGTTTTGGAGACCGCTGATCTGCCTTTGAACTATACACCTGTTTTTGTGCTACCGTTAAAGGATTGTAAAGTCAATTACGAATCCCTGATAGCACACACGAATATAGTGAAAATGAATTACACTCCAAATTTTATTTAAAATAATTACTTAGACTCTGAAACTTATTTTACATGCAAACAATTTAAAAAGGCGAATAATTCATAAAGGTAAATTATTTTTCACTTTTTATTTGTTAATCGGTAAACTTTTGTTTACCTTTGATTATTCAAACTAAACAAGCAATGAAATGTTCGCAGTTACTTAAGTTAATCAAACAGGCGGGATGGTACGAAGATCGCCAAAATGGAAGTCACATTATTTTAAAACATCCCGAAAAGACCAACATGATAATATTCCCGAATCATGGAAGTAAAGAAATCGGAAAGGGAATAGCTGAATCATTGAAGAAGCAAGCGGGGATTAAATAATCTCCGCTATAAAATAACCAACATGAATAACTAAAATGACCAAAAATGAAAACCACCATCAAATTCACCATTGAAAAAACATCGACAGGTTACAGCGCCTATCGTGAAGAAAGGAACGGTGCTATATCGACCACCGGAGATAACTTAACCGATTTAAGAAACAATATCTTAGAAGCCTATAATTTATATTTGGATGAAAATAAAAAACCATCCATTGCAATAGATCAAATAGCATTACAATTTGACTTAGCTTCGTTCTTTGAGTTTTATCCAGAGATCAACACTTCCGCTTTGGGATCAAGAATAGGCATGCATAAAAGCTTATTATCCGAATATATAAACGGAAAAAGGAAACCTTCAGAAAAACAAGTTTCAAAAATTCTAACAGGAGTAAAAACTTTAGGGAGGGAATTAACGGAGCTTGAAATAGTTTAAACATCCAGCCGGGCTAACCACCCGGCTTTTTTATGAAAAACTTCTCATAGCCGCCCATATAGTAACCTCACTCTTTCTGAACTTTACCTCGGCCTCCAATACTGCCTGGTTCTTAGAAATCCGCCGTGTTTTCATTTGAGCGTCCACCCATAAGTAAATTTCCCGGTAGGTAAACACCTTTGAAGTAATAAACCCGGCTTTGTACATTTCTAAAAACGTACCATCGTCAAATAGGGCATTTGCAACCTTAATATCCATGCTTATAATCGTACAAGTTCAACTTTTACCGGGTAGCCCTTTTTCCAGGCATCTATTTTGTTTAAATAGAAGTAAGCGTTTTCCTGCCTTAGATAAATCGGGGTGAGCAAATCAAGTTCGTATATATCCCTCGGAGTGAGCATAAAGAACCTGACTATCTTTTTTGATTGCTGCAAAATATGTTCGGCCTCTTTCCAGTATTTATTTCTTAACCCGGTTTGTCCGCCCTTGTCGCAGTAACAAAGGTTATACTCGCCGTCGGATTTGTAGAAGTATGGAACGCTGATTATCCCGTTGATCGTTCGGGTGTACGTCGCATAGGCAATGTCATTGTCTGCAAACACCACTGTCTTAGCTGTGCCATCGGGGTTAAAGCCTAAACTCCGTAAATCCACTTTCTGATCTACTAAGATTCGTGGCTGACTGCCAACCGCGTAACTATCGGTGCTGTTCGGCGGGGCGATACGGGCTATACTGCCGTTAATGTAAGGGCGGTTGATCGTTGGCGCGAACGGGCTTTGAAACAGGTCCTGAATAGGGTTCTGCGGACTTAACGTACTATCCTTAACGGTAATTACATCGTCTGCGAAGTAACGGGGCATGTAACCCAACGGCACCGAGTCGTCAAACTGGTAACGCATCCAATTGTATTGCAGGTAAGAGCCTAATTGAAAGTTCGTCTGCTTGCCCATATCCAGGCATTTCTCGCTCCAATCTTTTGCTTTTGGAATGTTCGCCGCGATATCTTTAAAGCTGGCAAAGGTAATCTGCTTTAAGATGTTGTTTGTTTGGCAGATCATACCAAACCGTTGCAGGGTGTCTTTTAGCAAGTCCTTTTGCCCCATGTCTGGAAGTATCCGCTCGCACTCGAAAGGTTGTCCCCAAAGAACATGCGTTTGGGTTGGCGTGAACGTAAAGGTTGCCCCGCTCCATATCCTGAAATAAGTAAAGTTGGAATCCTGAACGCCAAAGGAACTTGTAATCGACATTCCCGCAACTAAAGACACATCGGTAGCAATTTTCAGGTTGTAGAACGACTCCGATTTAAATCCGCTACCAACCGAAACGGCTTTTTCGTCGAGCATCACGGATAGTTGGGTAAAGATCGTGGGTTGTCCGGGCTGATCGATGTTGATTGAAAACGTAATCTGCGAGGGGTGGCTTCCGCCTGTTTGCCCAATCATATCTATTCTGCCAAAAACGATCTCCACTGTTCCCTCTATGCTTTTCGTAACGGGGCCATAAACCCTTTGATTGAATGGAATCTGCTGGTTGTACGGGTCGCCCATGTTAAATACAAAGCTTGTACCTAATACCGTCGCCATTCCATCCGGGCTTAAGCTGTTCTGAACGTCTGTAGAATGCTCCCAATCGGAGTTAGAAAAGGGTATCAGTAACTTTTGGTACAGCGGGTCCCGCATTAAAGAACTCCTGTCAGTATCTACCGAGTAGCCCGTTGACCGGATTAAAATATCAATAGCGGAATGAAGGAAAAACGCCGGGCGTTGGTTCCTGACATTGATAACCCCTTGAAATGGGAAACTTGCCGGTATTGACCCGTAATCAACAATAGGGAAAAGCCATCCGCTTGTTTTGGTTTGGCTATCCGCTGCGTGGTCAACATCCCAAATCGCATTATTAGCAGGGTTAGGGTCGTTATTATACACGCTCCAAAGCAGTTTAGTGCCATAACCCGAGGAAACGGAGGTCGAATCCGCCATATCGTAAATCTGGCCGGGCAACGCATCGAAAAAGTCGGTATTGCCCGAAATAACCTGCACTTCTATTCCCTTATCGGTCGCTTGCCTTATTTCGGCTATCCCGTTCATGATTTCAAACCCATCTATTACCAGTTTGGCCGGATAGGGTTTATAAGGTGCGTTCGTCGTGGCGGGCATCACATCAGGAAAACCAAATATCCTGCGGTTTCGCTGCGTTGGTGGTAGCGAGAACTGGTTAGTCGTGTTTCCGTTCGCGGTGGAAACATTCGCCAGGTCATTGATCTGAAACGTTAACACGGGGCTGGAATCCGGGCTTAAATCAACCAGGTCATCACCAATATATAATCTTATGTTCTGCTTCATTAGTGTTCTACTCTTGCTAATGTGTTTGCCCTGACGCCCTGGGCGTGGTTAATTTCCCGCACGTCAACTACCGGGTTAGGCATGTTATAAACCGCGTTCATCATAATATCACCCAGTTGACTAATGTCATCCGGGTGCATCCTTTGAGGGCCTTGCATTGGTGAAATAGGTCTTATGTTGTTTTCGTAGGACGGCGTATAAACACCACCCGAGGCGAAGTGAGGCACCAACCATTGTGGTTTTGCGCTGTTAAGATCAAACGAAACACCGCCTCCGGCTTGGTTGATGGCTGATAGTAACGGCGCGAACATCGACGTGCTTTTAGCATTGATGACGGCCTCGCCGTTTGATAATTTAGCATTGACAGAATCACTTGTTCCCGTGCCGGGGCCTTTTACCAAACCATCTCCTGAATGAATACCCCCTATCGCGTAAGCTGGCGGTTTCTGCGCTGCAATTGCAGCGATTTCTATGGCTGTCTGCGCGGCAACGAGCGGGTCAAAAGCAAATGCCAAAGGAAAGCCAACGTTTGCCGTTGTTTTGGTCATCGCAAGTGCGCCGTTTATCAGTGCCTGGGCGATGGCAAGCTTTTGATTCGCCCGGAACTCCTTTACCTTTTCCTGACCTTGCTTAATTCTAAACCGCTCCTCAACCTGCGCTTGTTGGGTTTTGGTTAATGCCTGGTTATTTAACTCAAATGTTCTTTGCCTGTTAAGCGACGCTTCAGCGTATTGGGCGTTAGATGAGATGGCGTTCTTAATGATGCTTGTTGCGCCGTCCTGAATGGTTCGCTCCCATTGTAAGATGTTTCTTGCCCGATCCTGGTTGTAGGCAAGGTCAAGGGCGTGGATTTTAGCTAAATACTCCTGATGTAGTAATACTTTTTGAGCGTTGGTAACTCCCTCCTGAGAAACAGCGACATTGTATTCATTTAATGCCTCGTCTTTTTCGGCGGCAAGTAAATTTTTCTTGTCGTTGCTGTTGTTCGGATTATCTTCCGACTTTAGTTTTAACCGGATTAGATTAGCCTCGATCAACGTTTGTGTTTCCCGATCGGCGTAGTCTTTATTTAACTTTGCCTTGTCGTGCTCGTACTTCGCGTCCAGCGCCAATGATTTATCCTGATTGATACCCTGCAGGTCAAGCAACTGGTTTAAATGGTCTTGCAACGCTGTTTTTTCAGAACCTTGCGCCGTTTTGATGCTTTTTCTTACTTTGGCGATATCCTCGCTTAATAAGTTTTGCTGTTTGGTATATGCTTGCCTTTCAACTTCGTGTTGTTGATCTAATGCCGCTATCTCACGCGATTGAACATCCCTAATATTGGCAATCTGTAGCTGCGTTAACTCATCCTGTCCTTTTTGAACAAGGTCAGCCTGTTTTTTAAAGTAATCGGTGACTAACTTCTCCTGGTTGGCTGCGTGTTCGTCTTTATCCGTTCCCCTCAAAGCGTTGGCAGATGCGATATTCTTGGTAAACTGCGCTTTAGCCTCGGGGGATTTGGTTTTGTTTCTAAGCTGCTCTTGTTTTTTAATGAAGTCCTGTAACTTAAAAAGCTTCTGCCGGTACTGCTCGTCGTTCATCGAAAGCTCTCGTGCAAAGCCTTCCATTTCGTCTTGCAACATCTTAGCAATCGCATTTCTGCGCTCGTTCTCTATTTCTTCACCGGCGCGTTTAGCTTCGATAAGGTCGTTCTTTGCTTTTTCGGCAGCGGCCTCTGCTTTTAAATCCGAAGCATCAAGCCTGTTTTGTGCGCGGTCGCGGACGGTTTCCATCTCGCGTTCTGTGGCAATCTGCTTTTGCTGGGCATCAACAATGGCTTTAATGTCATCGGCTCCGTTTACCAACCCCTTTTGCTTGTCCAATTGAATAGCATAGGCGACGCCCAATCTTCTTAAGTTATCAATCTCTTGCTGTGTAAACCTATTACTGTTAGTAGCGGTCCTTACAGCTAATTCATATTCCTTATCGGCTAATTCTTTATTCCCTTTATACTTATCAACCGATATTTTCTGAATTTCATTGAAATACGCTCGTTCCTGCTCGGGTGTGTTGCGCCTGTTACGCATTTTGAGCATCAAATCGGCTATTTGAGCGTCGGCTTTAGCATCATCAACCAGATCCTGCGCCTGGGAGCGGTTTAAATCCTGCATCGCCTCTTTTATGTTGGCAGCTTCCTGGGCCACTTTATGCATACTGGAAGCCCAATCGCCAAAGGTTTGATCCATATTATCTTCAGCAAGTGCCCGTAAAAGTCCTTTCAAATAAGCAAATCGCTGGCCTAGAGCATCCGCATTTGGTGTTAAATCAGCAAAATGCTTGGCTATAGCTATTATTAATACAGCAACAATCGCTAGACCGGATGCTAATGCACCCAATCCGGCTCCCAGACCTTCAACTCCACCGCCTGCTGCCTCTGCGCCGGTTGCAGCTTCACCCATACCTTCAGCGGCTCCCTTACTGCCGACTTTAACCGCATTGAACCCCTGTGCGGCAATTTTTAACGCTTCGGATGCCTCGTTGAAACCGGGGATTAACGATCCTAGCTTTGACCCAAGCCCGCTTAACGCGCTTTCATAGTTGCCGACATTACGCTGGTGGTTACCCATTTGCGCGTCGAACTTCTTAAGTTGGTTATTAAGTTGGTTATATTCCTGAATCTGTTTTTGGATGGCAGGGTTAGAACTATTAAACCCGTTTTCAGTGTTTTTAATAGCTTTACCTAACGCGGTAAGTTTCTGCTGTGCTTCTGCATAAGATCCGTTAGCGGCTTGTGTTGCTTGCTTTGAAGCTTTAAGTGCCTGGTTAGCCTCTAAAATAGCGGTACGCTTCTTTTGGTATTCAGTCCGCGCGGCCTGGGTTGCCACTTTTTCTTTAGCATACTCGGCGTTGGCATCTGCCATAGCGGCTTTAGCTGCGGAAACTTGTGCTTTGAGGTTTTTAAGTTCGTCGGCCGTCTTTTTTACGTCAACAGCCAATTGCTCCATTGCCGAGTTGGCCTCGCTATTAGCAAGGTCAATGGATACGAGTACTTTTTTTTCGATATTGTCACTCATTGTATTACGGAATTATTTCGTATATTTATTTCCGCAATCCTGAAAGAAACTTCCCCTAATAGCGTCTGGCCTGAGAAACTTGACGCTTTTTTATTTCTATTGCTTGTAGTAGGTATATGGGTGCCGATTGCACGTATCAGAGTTGGGCATTACATATTTTTCATGAATGCCATTGTACCAAATCTCTTTAATGCATAGGGTCGGCACAATAACCTTATCTTTTCCGATGTGACCAGATATACCAAGCCAATACACTTTGTTCTTTATAGGCCCGTACTTGGCCGCTAGTAATCTGACCTGAGTTTCCAGTGCAAGCCATGTAATTCTATTGCAGTTCGGGCGTTGCGGAAAGGTGTTTACAAAATCGAATGAGTTGTATTCGTCTGTAGCGTTTCCATTTTCATCGCTGGCATCGCAATTATGCCCGATGTCATATCCCGAATGAGCGTAGTCTTTCGTTTGGTTTATACGGCCACCTGTAGAATGAAACCCCGTTGCTCTGTCTGCCACTTTAGAATGCGGTGTTTCAACCCAAATCACACTATCGGGTATAAGGGTGTCGGGATTATAATAGCTTATATAGCCCGGATATTTAACTACCTGTTGCTGTGAAAACGCTGAACTACAGCCCCCAATCAGCGTAATGATTATATAAACGATCTTTTTCATTATCTCCACTTTGGTGATTCAAATAACTTTGTTTTCCTTCCGTTCCAGTTTTTACCCATATCATTATGCCCTAAAGCCTCGCTATCTAAGTGAATAGCTATGATCTCAGGTAAGAAACCACGTTTACTTCTCGGCCAGTTCTTTGCATGTAATACATCCGACCTGTCAATATCACCGTGTTTAGCGGGATATTCTTTAACATTTGAGGTGTTCGGGTGCCATAGCTGAAAGAATCCGATAGGCAGGTAACCATCTGACTTGTACGCCGCGATTCTTACGCCCAACGGGAAAATGTCGGGGTAAATGAATACATGTCCCTGGTGCGTGTGTTTAGGCTGCTCAATAAACTCCGTCCATGCCTTGTGATCTGGACACATCATACGGTCAATGCCGTAAATTGAATCTTCGTCTAAGTTCAGATTGTCTAATATGGTTCTCGTTAATGGTGGCAACCATATATCAGCGTCCAAATGAACCACCCATGCATCTTTATCTAAAGCCTTTAACCCTTCGTTAATGCCGGCGGCTTTATTGATCGTAAATCCATCTTCATAAAACACATCGGTCTGGATGCACTGGACGTTATAAAACTCGCATAGACTGTGTGTCTTTTCGTCTTTGGTGTCCGTTACGACCACGTATCTATCGAAAAACTGCTTGTTATGTGGTAAAGTAACGGCTAAGAAGTCGGAATAATTTACACATACGGTAACAGCCTCCAGCTTAAATTTGTGGTGATGCTTATGGTTTGATGGGTGCGGCTCGCGGTACATTTGTTAAATTAATAGGGGTGATTGGGGTATTATTTTACTTTTCTTTTTAGCTTATCAATAGATATGTATTTAGGTGACCTCTCGTCAAAAACTAATATTGTGTCGCCGTTATAATTTTGAACAATCGGCAACTGAGTTATTTTATAACTTTTAGCCTTAGTAACTTTATTGGCTTGTTTAATCCATTTAGCAAAGTGGTAAACACCTACACCAATGATCAAAGTCCAGCAAACGCAATCGACTGCCAGAAATACATTTTTTACCGTTTCCATTTTAAATTGTTTAAATTCTGTGATAGGACTACAAATACAAGAATGAGCGAACCCGCCCCGGAAATACACTTTGCAACAAACTGGCAACTTACTTCATTGCTTCCCTGCGGAATATCATGTCCGAAGTACCAATAAGAGACATAAGCAAACAGGCAACCGCCCATTATCAGTATCATTGCCACGCATAAAAGAAAGAAGTGTTTCATATCTCGTCGTTAAAAGCAAGTTCTTTGTTTGGTATGATTTCCAACACTGGTGTATTTTCGACCACCTTTAGTTCTGCCGTCATCAGTAAGTATATTGTGCCGTTGGTGTTGCGGTAATAGTACTCCGTGTAATTCTTTTTGTGTGGCAGGTTAACGGGCTTAATCTTGGAATAATCCATTACCTTTTTATACTTGATGCAGTAACGGATAAACACAGCGTCGAGCTTTTCCCGTTCTTTAGCAACCACCTGGTTTATTAATTGCTCATAGGCCTTGTCCAAAGATTCAACTTCGTTCAATACTTCTTCCGGTTGTTTTTCGCTTAATTTCATAATGTTAAGTAGCCCCGGTTAAGGGGCTGTTAGTTATGCTTGTTTAATAGGGAATTCTCCAATATCACCGACTTTTAAACCGCTTTCAGGGTTGGCGTCGATATCTTCCTGTGTTGCCGCGCGTTCTTCCAGCCCTGCCTCTCTTAACCGCTTTGCTTTGGCTTTCCAGTGTTCTTTTGCTTCGGGCGTGTCATTTGCTGTGTCGGTTTCTGTATCAGTTTGATCGCCCGCATTTTCTTCGTTTTTGGTGGCGTCTGCTGGGTTTTCGGTACTGGAATCGTCCGTTTTTGCCTCTTTTTGATCAGGGGTTTGTTCGGTGCTTAAAAATGGGGCTAACGCCTGTACTTTATTCAAAAGTTTCGGATTAGACTGTTCTGTAACCGGGCCTATGTAGTTTACCAAAGCGGTATAGTACTCATTGGGTGTGCTTTCGGTAGTGATACTTAAAACATCCATCAACTGCTTTTCTTCATCCTCTGTAAGATATTCAGATTCGATGGTGTCATCTTCCTGATCTTCATCAGATCCCGGCTCACCCGGATAAATAA